TTATTAAACACAAGAACAACATGCATAAAAATAACATTAACAACATATCCAATTTACTTGGAAATATGACTATCACTCCTCCTCAAATCTGCACATGCGATCTGCTGATTGAGTCAACCAAAGAGGATGACATATACAACGCTTGGTGCCCTATTCATTCTCCGAAGAATGAGAAAGGTTTACAATGCCCAGTCGCGAGACTTAAATTCTCGGAAATCGGCCCGCAACACGCGGTAAAACTCATCGAGGGGTGTCCAACCGGCAAACGTTGGCACACACTAGTAGATGGTTTCTTCGAACCAATGAAGAAAAAACCAGCTAACGCCGGCAGCAAATACCACCCAACTTTACTACCAACAATAACTAAGTCACCATCTATCGATAGTTGGGAAAATGACTTCTATGGTAAAGTACCGAACAACACTTTAGCTACGAATGCCACTGATAACGATTATCGCCCGACCAGCCCGACCACACCACCTAAATCTCCGTCTTATTCCGCACACTCCTATTATGCGAACGCTAAACCATATAAGCGATCAACCGCTCACATTGACATAGGGAGGCCAACTAACGGAAACATTTACAGACAGAGTAGCCAGGTTGAAGTGGGTATCAGACAACAGGAGAAAACACAAAATACAATCTCCAAGTTGTTGGGCGGACCCAATAGCCACGTCAATCACGAAAACAAACTCAACTCTCTTCATACCAAAGCGACAGCTCGATTTGGAATGGGAGGCTCTCCAGCCAGCAATAAAACGCCGAGCGGAAGCTTTAGCCAAACCAAAAGACAAGCTCCAACTAAACCTCCAACCATCAAAGTTGGGGAATGTGGTGGAGCCAGCCGACATACCAATGCAAACAGCATCGCCAACCGCTCAACACGCTCAACACCCGGGTCCCTCCAAAACGAGCCGGGATTTGCGCCAATTAAATTGGCAGATGCGCAGAGCGATCTTCGAAAATACGGGGAGAGTGGTGGAGTTGGAAGACCAAGTGGTTCACGACATGCTGATGGAATACGCGATTTCATCGAAACCGGCAGAACAAATTTACGCAAAATACACCCACGCCCCATTGGAGCTGGGATCGGAGAGCACTTACAAAATACAACACCAATTGCTGTCCCCGAACTGGTAAAACAGGACGAGGATGAGATTGGCGGGTACAACAGCGATGTTGACCACCTTGAGAGTGCACCCGCATGCAAGCAATATACCGCCAAATATTTACGTAAATTAAAAGTAGCCCAATGCAAGATCAATGAGACTAATGCAAATTCCCACATTGACGATATTGTGAGGAAAGCCGAAACCGAAAATTACCGAGACCGAAAACGCATATCGCAAGACTTGATGTCTATATATATCGAAGAAATTGCAGTAGAAACAGCCTTTGAGGATTTCACAGTCCTCGGAATGATGCAAATCAGAGATATAATTAGACGTAGAGCCAAGAAAGATGGCGTTTTCGTAAATATACGCGACCTAATAACTATAGTAGACGGAGTAGTTAACGAACAACTACTACTAGTCTGCATGGCAGAGCGCTGGAGCGATGACAAAACGCAGCGCGAAAACTTTTCGAAAATACAGGGATTATCTAAAGGTGTCCTAAAACAAGGGCAGGGTGGCTTAGCCACACGTCTAGTAGATAAAGTCATCGGCAACCAGATGACCCGCACTAAGGGGGTACGAGCCTTCTTATGCGGCTTCAAGAACATCACACTAGACAAACCTTTAAACTAGTCCGTCAACATGCAGCTTGTCATGTTGAGGACCCAGTACAACCAAGCCCATGCTGGCCATTTTTAACTCACGCCAAAGTACACAATCCTCCGATACAAATATGTAATAACCACACACGACCTAATCTTGCTCTTCAATTTCCTTTCGTACAGGAAATTACCACAGACCATAAGTGCGCTAATAACGACCACATCGCTCTAACTAATCGCCATTTAATGACGAGTGAATGGCGGGCGCCTATGGATCAGCCTATGATAGAACATGCATATAACTTAGTCCGAGCCAAATTTCCACCACACGCTTTACAACCACTATCACGTGAACAAGTAGTGGCAAGGAAAACAGGCACTAAAAGACAAATATATGCACGCGCTCTTCAAACATTACAACACAAACCAATCTGCAGCAAAGATGCCAGACTTAAAACATTTGTGAAGAATGAGCGCAAGCTAGCCACAAAAGCACCGCGAGCCATTCAGGCAAGAACTGCCCGATACACACTTGAACTTCAGAGATATATCTTACCATTTGATACACAACTCAAGAAGATTTCATCTAAAGGGTTAACTCCAGACCAACGCGCCAAAAGGCTGTTACTAATAGCCAGCCACTTTGATGACCCGGTATGGATACTTGCTGATCATAGTAGGTATGACTCTAGGCAACATTCTGGATGGTTGAAGGCAGAACATGCCTACTACCAGGAACATTATCCAGGAGATTCCTATCTCCGCGAGCTGCTAGCCATGCAAATTGACAATCGAGGCACCACATTCCATGGCATACACTATGATGTGCGAGGAACACGGTGCTCCGGTGACGGTAATACTTCAACTGGTAACACTTACAACAACGCTGCAATCATTGAAGAATGGTTGCAGTTTTTACCTAAGATTGAATATGACCTGACCGGAGATGACTCGGCTATTTGCATAGAACGTTCATCAATCCCATTAATCGACGCTGAAATGCTTAATTCAATCGGTTTTGAGACCACCTACAAAATCGTTGAAAGCATAGAAGAGGTCGAATATTGCCAGTGCAACCCAGTTAATCTGGGAAATAAGTGGACAATGGTGCGTAATCCATTACGGGCTATCACCAGATCCACGATATGCATAGACAACAATATCAAAACTCCTGAGTTGTTCCGGCGATGGATACACTCAGTCGGATTATGTGAGTTGGCGCTTAACAGCGGCGTCCCCATAATGCAAGAGTTTGCCGTATGGGCGGCTAGGCAACACACTAAAACAATAATCACTAGCGACCATAATGAGTATTATAAAGAGCAAATAGCTAAAAGTAAAGAGAACGCTAGAGCAGTGCCGATTACTAGCACTGCACGGGTGTCATTTAGCAAATCATTTGGAATAACACCAACAAAACAGGTTGAAATTGAAAAATACATACGGAATATCAAAGACATTGGCGATAATGTCATTGATCAGGATTGGCGCTTATCCAGCACAACGCTAGAAAGTACATAAATCAAGTCATAAGTATCATTAATTATAAATATATCCCACTTTGCTGAGCAATCAGCACACCAATTATACATATTACATAATCTGTCTCTTATATACAATAATATTAGTAGTTTAGAATGCCAGCAAGACGTAGAATCGCAGCGCCAAAACCGCGCAGATACGCTATTGTTGCGAGAAATCCCATACGTAGGAGAAAACGTCGTTATAGAGCTCCCAAGCAGCAAAACATACGTTCACGAACAACCCAAAACGTGGAGCAAAGTCTCCGATCGAGTGTTAGCAATCGTAAACAAATTCGCCAACACCCTAGCATCGGTT